ATGCCAACAGAGTTAATTAAAGATTTAACTAACACTATAAATGAGTATCAACGAGAAATGATTGAAAATGCATATAAAGAATTGGAAAAAGATAAAACTAATCGCATAGAACAATTACAAAAATTATTAGAGCAACAACAAGAAGAGTTATACACAGAAAAAATAAAAAAATTAAAAACAACAATAGAATATTTTGATGATATTCTAAAATCTAATGAACCAAATAGATATATTTTAGAGTGTTTAATTGATAAAATATGGATTTATCACGACAAAAGTGTGAAATCCGAGCTAAAACCTGAAATTAGCCGATTAATATAATATCCCCAAATTAAATACTTTTACCCCGGTGCGTACGCATTAGTGGCAGAATTGCACAAGCGGCTACCGCGCGCACTGCCAGAACAGGCAAAACGCACGTCGAAAAGAGCAAACTCATAATCCGGGTGGAAGAGAACGTACGATGAAGCCAGCCAGCCCCTATTCGTCTCATTTCCTCCTAATATACTATTTATTACTGCTCAACTCTCTAAAAAAGCTCCACTGGAGCTTTTTCTTTACGTTCGTTGCCCTCTCGGGTTCGAATCGTTTATATTTCTACATAAAAAAAACACTGCATTGTTTTAATGCAGTGCCGTTGGTGAGCCTGGAGGGATTCGAACCCCCGACCCACGCCTTAGAAGAAATATATTCTTAAACTTAATATTCCTTGTATTACAACGATTTTGCGACTTTTCTTTTCTTCTTGACAACTTTTCTGACAACTTTATTCAATTAAGTTCTATCTGTTCTCATAGCATTAAGTTCAGCAAGTTTGGCTTTTGCTTTTTGGACATTGACAAAGATGCTTTCTGTTGCATTTTCGATATAGGTGATAAACATATCCGTTGCAACACCGATATCAGCTTTCCAATCTTCTTTTTCAGAAGCCTTAGAGATTAGGTTAATTTCTTCCTTGTACTCCTCATAAACTGCTTTTTTGTAATCTGCTACTGTGAATCTGTTTTCCATAATAAATTCCTCCTTTTTTAAATTATTTATAAAAAAATAACACTTCCAAAAAAGTGTTATAATTTTAACTTTATTTAATTTCTCTAGTAATGCCTTTTATTGCCCAAAATTGTGCCTCTTCTAGCTTAGTCATAACTAACGATGTTTCTCTACTTGGCTTACAATTTAATTCTATAAAATCATATATTTTTGAGAATATATTTCTTGTTTCATCAATTCTTTTCTGTTGCTCTCCAGTTACTTCTGTGTATTTAGCTCTTTCGTTCATAGTTATTGACTCCTCTCTATTCTTCTATTTTAATACATCTATTTTCAAACTTCTTATATGCATCAAAGTACAATTCTTTTTTATCTCCATTGTATGTAAGTTCATAATACATTCCGTCAGATAGTGTTGTACTCAATAACGCTTTGTTGTTTTGTAATGTTTTACAACTCCAAACAACAAATACTTCAAATTCTGGCAAAGTATCGCTCTTGTCTAAATGCTCCTCTGCATATTCTTTTACTAACTTTTTACATATATTTATAAATTTCTCATTACCCATTTCAATCATCCTTTCTTATTAACTTTCTAATTTTTTCACATCATTAGCCCACTTGATAAGTAAAAACTCAACGTTTCTTGTTGTTACTAATACTTTCTCCCAATAAATTCTGTCTGTAATTCTTCCTTTTTCAACTAAATAATCTAACGCTTCTTTTACATTGGTAATCTCTTTCATAACAATTCTCCTTTTAAAATTATTCCAAGCTTGCTCATCTCTTACGAACGGCTCTGGGCAAACCTTATGAGTAGCATCGTAGTGTCTAATTACGTTTTCGATTTTAATTCCGTGCAACTGCATTAAATACTGAACAAGTTCTATTGCATTTTGAACAGTTTGCTCTTCAAAATACCAAGTACCATTTGCATCTTTTTTACAGCAAAGTTCTATTCCTATTGAATTACTATTCCTGCATTCGTTATAGTACACTTTTGCTCCTCCACAGTGCCAAGCTATATTGCTGTCATCAACACATTGCCATATTGATTTTTCATCAACAAAGTAGTGTGCAGAGGACTGCCTATCTTTATCATAAAAATAATCAACGTTGTTTTTAGCAGTAGATACCGCTCCAACATAATGAATAACTATATACTTAATTTTTCTACTATTTGCTATAGTTCTGTTCACTAATGTAAGTCTTTTCTGAATTTCCACCATCTTTAACACCACCTTTGTTATTAGCATCTGCGATACCATTCGCTGATGAACTTATTAAAATAGCATTTATTCCGTATATAACTAAGTCAAAACATTCAAAAGTGCTTGAATGTACATTTACTAATATCAATAATAAAAATGAGATTATGAAGCTCCATAATCTCGTAGGTATTTTGTTTATTAGCCAAGCATTCTTAGTAAATGCAACTATAGAAAAAACTATGCCGACAAATGTGACATAGTCTTTTAATATATCCCAAGTTAAAAATTGTTCCATTTCTTTATTTCTCCTTTCCTGTCATATATAACTCCCATTGTTCGTGTATGTATGAATTACCGTTTAAGTCGGTTGAATAGTGCTTGTACACGTCATGAGCTCTTGCTTTCTGATATTCTGTTTTGTGCACGCCACTACGAACATCAGCTAAAAACTCTGTAAGATAATTCATACATTGATTCTTGTCCATTTTGTCTATCTTCTCTAAAATAGGCGTTGTAATTTTACATACCATTTTGTCAAAATACTTTTTTCCAAACACCATAATGACTCCACACGATGTTATTAGTTCTGCTATAAATTTTATTATCCTAATTAAAACATCTACATCAATTGTCACCTGCAACTACCTCCCAACCTTGAGGATACGCATCAGGAGCCCAAACATTATTATCAATTGTAGATCTATAATGTACTCCATTATACATTACCTCATCACCTGTATTATAAGCGTCTACACTAGATATAGGTTGCGACCATTCGGAAATACCATTTTCATTCACGCTCAAGCTCTTCCATAATGATGAACTAACGTCAGGAGTCCAGTTATCTTGTGAAGTATGTGCCTGCAAACATTTGTACAATACTTTTTCTGCAACAGTAACTGTTTCGCCATCAGCAGTCTGAATTTCTTTCTCTCTCGGATATGTTCTTAAATCCCCAGTTTTATAAGTTGCGTTAGTTGCCCAAGGTAAAAACAAGTTTGCATTTTCGCTTGCTGTTGCTTCATCTATATTACCACTCTCAGCTAGTTTTACAAACGCTATCGAAATTGGTAGGTTTAATTCTTCTTTTGTGTTTTTTATATTTTCAATCAATTCTTCTTTATTAGTTTTTACTCTGCCCTGTGACATTTCGTACAACAGCCAATTGAGTAAATTATAAATTGCTCTCAATTTTTCAGTTACCGTTGCATTATCGTCCCAGTCTAATTTTGGATAATATCCCATGTTCATTTCTCCTTTCATGCTACCATATTTAAAAATTTATTCCAGTGTTCGTTTGCTTGAATTAATGTTTTATATGGACTGTTATTTAAAGCTGTTAAACAATCATCATTTGCAATAAACTCGCCCATAAATGAACCTGTGCAATTATATATCATGTATTGCACCGCCGATTCGCTTGACAATATTTTTGTTACAGCTGTGTTATCTGCACATAATGTAGCTTCATCTGTGTAATCGCTCGAATTAAGCCCAGTCTTTGTGCATAGTGTTTGCCAATCATCTTGTTTTAACAAAAACATATTATAAACACTACCATACGCATTATTTTTAGCATCTGTAACCATTGTTGCAAGATAATAACTCTCACTTTTTGACAAATTATAAAGACCAACAAAATGCAAATAACTTTTAGTCAAATTGTAAACTTTATTTCCAGCAATGCCATTCCATCCTAGCGATGTTCCATCAGTAGCAGTATTAGCTTTACCAATGGCAAAACGTGCTTGCCCTGTTGTTGATACAATATTTTTAAGTACTCCACCAAATTTTAAATATTGTGTTAAATCAATAAGATTATTTGTTACAGCAGATGCTGTACTTGTATGTAAATAAATATGGTCGGTGTACTTAGTAGCAACTGCATTATTGTATTTTGAACTTACCTTCCAACCACCAGTCAATGCCGTGCACTCATTACCATTGTCATATAGCATAGTATAATTTATTATTTGCTTATATGACGGTTCTACTTCTCCATATATTAAATTTTCACCAACATACCTCTTTACTAACTTTTTACTCCCAACTATAGGTCTTAAATTAATGTATGGCTTATTCACTTCTGTTCCCATTAAGAATGTACCTGTTCCTGTATTGATATAAAACACATTATTTGCTAAATCGTATAACCCTATTTCATTATCTGATTTCCTATAACAAGGTATTAACTTACGAACTAAAACACCATTGTCAGAAATCGTCATACAATATAGTCTGCCTACTGACATTGAAACTTCACCTAATCCAAAAATATAAATATCATCTGTTGCACTAAAATTGTATGTGCTATTAAAGTCCCCAATATTCACATTATCCATATAAAAAGCAGTTTTATTTAGCTTAAATGTGTGCCTATTCTCTCCAATATCTTCGCTAGTTGTTACTGTTAAATTAGAAGAAGCTCCATTTCTCCATCTTGCACAAATTTTTGAAGTGCTACTATTGCCAAATATTCCACTTATATAATAACCAAATTTTCCTGCTATTGCAAAATATCCATCGCCAATTATCATTCCGTCAACAATAATTTCAGTGTTAGGAGTTATTTTATAATTAGTATTTATATATTGCGTTCCTGTACTTTGGATGTACTCTACTTCCTGGTACTCATCAGGCAACCTAGGAGTAATATTATTTTTTATTCTTATCATACTATCACTCCTCTATAATGTTGTATTCTGTGTTTGCATCTAAGGCTGTTATAGCATTAAATTGAGTTTGCGTTCCTACCCATATTTTAAGCACCTGAATGTTTGTATTTTCTGCGTTTGAAATCTCTCCACCGCCTGTTACATTTAATGTGCCATCTGCTCCAATATTGACGTTCTCACCAGCTTTTACTCCACCTAGTGTAGTATCACTTGCAACTGGTAATGTATAGTTATTAAGTCCTGCTAATTTTGCTTTTTCTTCCTCTGTATAGTCATTCGTGCTAAGTCCTTTTCCTTCCACTTTTGATACCTTAGCTTCTATTTCTCCTCTTATTTCTGTATCATCATAAGTTTTGCCATCTTCCCCATCTTTTATCGTTGTTGTCTTTGTTCCATCTTTATCTGTTATCTCAATAGTTGTTATCTTGCCACTTTTAGACACAGATACTGTTGGACTTATTCCATCAGCACCAGGACTGCCCGTATCTCCCTTTTCACCTTGTGGTCCTCGTTCACCAGTTAAACCTTGTAAGCCTCTTTTTCCCTCTGGACCTTGTGGACCAACACTTCCTGTTTCACCCTTTGGCCCCTGTGGACCAGCTGGACCAATATCGCCTTTTTCTCCTTGTGGTCCTTGTTTTCCTTCAGGTCCAACGGGACCTTTCGGACCAACATCGCCAGAATATTTAATTTCCCCATTCACTTCAATTCTTTCGATTTTTCCATTTATTTCGTTCATCTGATACCATCCTTTCCGATCGAGTATTCTTTTTGGACTGTCATTTCTGTTCCTGTAATTGTTACTACTCTTACTTCAAGAACAACATCTCCAGATATGTCATACATATCTTCTCTACTAAATTCAAGCTGAACTTTTTCACATTCGTTTTGCACAGTATATTCTATTGTTTTTAATCTGGTATACTCTGCATCATCATCCTCTGTTTTGCTCATAAAGCTTGCTGTTATCACGTCCCCAGCTTGAAACGTATAGCCATCAAATGCCACCGTAAATGGAAATGTATCACCTCGATAAATCTTAGCCATGCCTCTCCCTCCTTTTCTTTTTATATAGAAAAGAGAACCTAAAAAGGCTCTCTAATCCACATTAAATATTCCATATAGTATTTTCTTTTGTCTAGGTGTTAAATCGTCATCAACAGCCTCATTTATTGCCTTGATTTTAGCCTTTTTCTTCGTACCCGATATTGTTTTACCAAATGTATTTTTCTTTCCTTCTGCATCTTTTTGAGCAAGCCAAGCATTGTAGTAATCTACCATTGGAACATCTTTTAATTCATCTTGTGTTTTTTGTAATTCTTCTGTAGCTTTAGTTGTAATCCATTTAGATTTTGCATGAGTGTTAGCATCTTTAACAATTTTATTCACTACTTCAACTTTATCTTCGTTCTCTAAAGTCTTATAAAACTCACTATCAAACAAAGCATGTAATTCTTTTGATACATATTCTCCACTTCGTTTTTGATATTCTGAGCGTTCATTACTAGAAAGATTTACTTTCTCGCCATCATCGCTTAAATAGTATGGAGCTTGCATTGGAAATATAGTTTTATCTTTTGTTGCTTCATATAATGCATATAATTCTTTTTGCGTGTCAGTTGCGTTTGCTTTACTTATATTTGCAGGGTTTAGAAAGACATTAAATGCACTATTGTCTCCACCGTAATTTTCAACTTCTTCTCCGAAAGTATTAACTGTAGGTGCTAGGATATTCTTCGCCCCTGGGATTTTAGCTTTTATTTGATTCATAGTAGATTTTAATTTATCTCCGTATTCAAATGTTTGTCTTTTAGTTTTATCTCCTAATGTAGCAAACTGAGATAGAAAAGTAGGTACAAATTGAGCGGGCATATCCACTATCGCATTAACCACTCCCTCAGATATTGAGTCGGCTTCAAACAATTCTTTTATTCCTTGCAAAAACGAGTTGTCAACCACAACCTCACCAGCCACTTTAAAGCCATTTGTTAAAATATCAAATAAACCAGCTTTTTCTTTACTCATCTTATATGTATCTGCCATTATAGCAAGTGGTGCATTTAATGGATTTGCCCAACTGTAAGTAAAAGTTTTATCTCCTATTTTTATTGAATATGGTTGTATTCCCAAGACATTTTGTTCGAAGTTCTTGATGTCCTTGTCATCATCTGCAGAACCAGTCACTGCGCCACTTTGTGCTAGAGCACCCGCTATTAAATATAAAATTGAACCCGTTATCGCTTTCGAAGTACTATTAACGAAGTTCTTTTGCTGTTGTGCTGTCATTTCGCCCCTCGATATAGCTTTTTTCATATCAGAATAATTGATAATTGCCTCAATAGTTCCAAGTGGACTATATTCTACCATCGCTTTTGTTAAATTAGCTGGTGTTTTAGCAAATGGTATAATTAAGTCTCCCAGTCCAAAGCCTCCTATATTTAGCTTATTCATTTGTCTCCTTATTCCTAAAACAGCTTCCGTATAGCTATTGCTATCGTTCCATGTTCTAGATAATGCTTCGTTGACCGCTATATCAATCATTTCTGTAGTAGGTGTCGTTACATTATTTGCTTTCATTTGTCCTTGCAAAGAATTATTAAATGCTGCCTCATAAAAAGGTCTATCTCCACCGCTCATTACCGCACCAAGTAAATTTTCTATTCCATTCAATTTATTATTTATCGCATTTAATGCTTTTGATTTAGTGTTTTCATTAAATGATTTGCCACCGAAGTCAAACTCATACTTGCTTCCAGAAGGTTCTGTTCTTATTCCCATTTTATAATCTTGTACAGCTTCAGTAATACCTTTTTTAAAGCCTTTACTTTTTTCTTTTAAATCGGCATAATTTGTTGTTCTCACACCCGTTTTTTTAGCTATCAACTTATCTATTTGTGTTCCAATTATATCAGCTACATCATTTACAGGCATTATAAGAGCATTACCAACCACATTTCTTACTTGCGTTTTAGGATTAAATAACATTGCCATTCTTCTAATTGCTTTAATTGTTTGCCCTCTTTCTGGTGGCAATTTATCATTTATTCTTTTTTCAATTTTAGCAAGTTCTATTTGCTTTTCTCTTTCAGATGTTGCCTGTTGAGCTTTTTCAACTTGTTCAGTAATAAACTTACTATCTTCTGCGGTAAGCTTAAACTTTTCTTTATTAGCTTCTACCCATTCTCCGGTTTTTCTTTGTGATATTTCTTTAAATACATCATTCAATTTTCTTTGCTGATAAACCATCATGGCTTCAGGAGTTAATCTTTGAAATATAGAAAACATTTGAACAGCACGTCCAACTTCAGTTCCCATATCAGCTAATTTTTGAACAACATTTACAGCAGACTCTGTATCTCCCATTTGCTGATATCTCTCTATAAGTATTGCTCCAATTGCAACATCTTCAGCTGTGAAGTTTTTAGTTTTAGTTTCCCATTGTTTTATAAGTTTATCTCCTTGTTCATCTAACTTAATTTTAGCTTTTTCTAGTGTTTGTTCATTTGATTGCCTTTCATAGGTAGTAATATCTATACTATCTTTGACTTCTTGACTTATCACTTTAGACGTTTCTGCATTTTCAAAAAACTTTCTTTGATATGGTGTGTTTTTATCTTTCTTATGTTTGTAATTCACGCCATTTTCCATTCTTGCATCGTTTTCTGTCATATTTGCAATTTCTTCTAACGATTTAATTTTCTTTTCTTTCATATTTAGCAGATCAGCACTTTCAGATATTTTTTTATTATCCATAGCTTGTAATCGTTCATTTGTAGGAAAGCCAAATGTTTTTTTGCTATTCGGCATCAAATCCCAATTTTCTTTTAGGTACTTTGACCATTCGTTGTTGGATTGGGAATATCTTATATCTGGATTAGATGTTGGTTTTGTGTTGTCTACTGATTTTATTTGGTTAGAGTTAAACACTATAATTATATTACCATCGTGCCCGTTTGTTTTATTATTTGCAATTATTCCATCATACCCTAAAATATTTCTAAGTATATTATAAAATCTTTTAAAACCTATTCCAGATATATTTTGAGCTGCAGAAATCAAATCTATATCATCTCCGCCATAATCATATTCAGAAATAGCATCTTCTAAGCTACCATAATCTGCTTCTATTGTACCATTTGTAATTTCATTTAGTTCTTTTACAAGTCTCGAATAGTCATTTCTTGTCATCGTTATCAGTCCTGCTTGCATAGGTTTTTTCACATCTAAATATACTTGTTTTAAATTTTTACCATAACTTTGTCCAGCTTCTGCGTTATCTGTAAAATAGAAACCTTTTCCGTAAGCTAGCCCAGTTTTTCCCAAATAATCATAACTAAATGTATTAAAGTCAGCATCAGTTCCGTGATACATTACTTTAAGATTTCCATTTTCATCCCTTACCTTACTATCTTTAAAGTACTCTTGTTGTTCTCTAGATAATGTCCTACCTTTGTTATCTTTTGACAAAGAAAAAGAACTAGAGTTTTCTAGTCCTTGTGAATTTTTTTCATTATTTTGCATATACTGGTTATTGACAGTGCTGTCTGATGATGGTATACTGTATTTAGAAGTTATGCTTCCGTTTGCGGTTTTACCGTTCGGGCCTTTGAGCCCTCTATTGGAAGTGTCACTTCTATTTTTTTGCATTTCTTTCATTTGCCCCACGTTATAAATAGTATTTATTGCGCCATTCTTACCCACTGAAATTGTTATTTTATAGTATTTTCCGTCGGAATCTTCAAAATATGCTGTTCTATAATTGAATCCATCTTTTGCAAAGCTATGATTTTTGGTATCCGGAACCGGTCCATTTTTATGCTTAGAAACTTGTGCAAGCTCATCCACATGTGATTCAGCCTCTAATTTACTTTTGTATTCGTTGTCAGTAAGAAGCCTTGTTGTGCCATCTGACATTCTGACTTCATTTCGAAATGTTGCTTTGCCTGCAGTATCTGCTGTAATGCTTAGCAAAGTGCCATCTTCTCCATACACACTAACGTCTTGCCCTTTTCTTATTTCTTCATTTATATATTTTTTTATTTGTTTTCCCCAATTTGAAACATCATTTCCTTGGATTACTTGTCTTGAAGCTTTAACAAATCGTTTATTGTCTTTTGTTGTGATTATGTCATACATTTTACCAGCAGAACTCTGATATACCGTATTATATGCTCTTTCAAACTTTCTCTTTAATTCTTGTAGATATTTGTTATCTGTTCTTCTCTCATTAAATGTTTTTCCTGTATTCTGACCATCAAATAATACATTCTTTACCCAGTTGTACATTTTCATAAACACATTAGGTTTATTTCCTGCCAATTCATTTAAAAATTGCTGATTACCAAGTGATTGTGCTACCATATCATTAACCGTTTCTACATTCATATCTAGGTTTGACATATCTAAATTGTTATTCTTGTAGAAGTTTTCATATTGTTCTGTTATTTTTTGTTTAGCATGTTCATAATTTTCATGTGAAGTAGCTCTATCTTGTACATATTTTTGCAATTCAGAATATTCTTGCGTTCCCTCTAAATCATGTAACATTTCATGAACCGCCACAAACTCATAAGCTCTTGTTGAATTGGGATTTATTTTCATTGTTCTTGTTCCATCGGAATTTTTTATTATTACCCCATCTGTTTTCAATGTATTATCCATTTCGACATTCAAACCTGGTGCAATTTTATTTCTATTTTCCACAAACGTTTGTATTTCATTAGTTACTGTAGCTTGGTTGTTCTGTTCATCAGATATACTCATTTGCTGATTGCTTTCCAAATTTGATACATTTTGTACATTCTTTTGAGAAATCTGGTCAATATTTGATGAGTTTTCGCTGATATTAGTATCCTTATGAAGACTTTCTAATTCTTCTCTTGCTCCTAATACTTCATCTGCAACAGAATTTCTTATCTCTGATATTTCTTGTGGCGTCAATTGTCTTCCTTGTTCTGTTTCTGCTAATTGAACTGCATTTTGAGTAACTTTATTTATTTGAATTGCAGACGTCGCCCCTTGACTTATTCCAGATGATATAAACGCTGATGCCATTTCTTGCATTACATCATCCCAATTCCATTTTTCAGAAAAGTCCAGTTTTCCAAATTTGTTCGCATAATTATCCATTAAATAATTGCCAGCATAAGAAATAAATTCTTCTGCTGCTTCACCACCACCAGCAACAAGTATCTTAGTTAATTGCTTTTGAAAAGCATTTTCTGCTCTAGCTACAGCTTTTTGGGCAAACTCGTCCGTTATATCTGTTCCACCTACACCTAGTAAGCCAAATAGTCCCTCTGTAGTTCCCTCTATAGCTCCTCCACCTAATATTCTAAGTGCCATTTGTAGCTTTTCTTTTCCTGTTGCATTTTCTAGTCCACCTAACTGTTCATCTGCCTTGGCATATGTTTCTGCAGCAGCACTTCCCATTCCAGTAGCAAATGCTGTTGTTGGCATATTTAAAACATGATCACCGAATTTTATTGGTACTTCACCGAATTTACCAAGTGCAGCACCTACTGCCATTTGTCCACCAGATTGTCCAACACCTTCAGTCGCTGAATCCAATAATTTTCCACTAAATGAATTTGTATTTAATTTATCGGCTGTACTTTCTAATAAATTATGTGTTTTTGTGAAGGGAGTGCCTACTGCTATTCTTTTTCTTAAAGCATTTGCATACTCATCTTGGCCTATTAAATCTGCTGCCCCTGCAATTGCAGATGCTCCTGCATTTGCCATTCCTTCTGATACGCTAAATATTCCCTTTGCTATTCTTGTTGGAATCTCTAATGCCGTACTTCCTAAAGTCGTTGCAGAATCGCTAAAATTTTCAAGCGCTGTTGCAGTTATATCTCCAAATTGATACCCATCTTTAAATCTTCTGAGATTATCTTTCATATTTTCTGGTACTTTTAATAATTTTCCTCTATCGCTAGGCTGTTGCCCCATAGCTCTACCTATTGAACTTTGTATTACATTTGTGCTATCAACAATGTTTTTACCATTATTTAATTGCTTCCTATATATTTTAGATAACAAATCTGCCGTTCCTTGTTTTAATCCTTTTGATTTTAGTTCTTCTCTTTTAAGTTCTCTGTCCTTCATGTTTTCTAGAAACAATTTCTTATCTTGCTGTGAAAAATCATCACCAGCATTTGGCTGTGTGATCAATTCCCCAACTCCAGCATCTTTTACTTTGCTGCTATTTACGATTTTCGGTAAAGATTGTGCAAATTTTCTATCGGTTGGTGCAATAGTATTTATTGCTTTTGTTTGATACAACATCTTATTACTTTGATTTTCTTTCGTTGAATTTGCAGTAGTGTTATTTACTCTGGCTTTATTTTCATCAATACTTACTGCATCTAGTTTTGTTGTTTTATTCCTGATTTCATCCCAGTTTAATCGTGATTTACTCGAACCTTGGGTAGTGGTTCCTGTACTTCTTATTTTTCTCCAATCCAAAGGCATATCTTCTACCCCCTTAACTGATTTTGCACGTTTCTAGGCATTAGAGTTGCATTCTGTTCTTTTTTGGTTTTTGATGAATCTACAGTATTTTGATTTTTAACATCTGCATAAGGTCCAATTCCATATAAAGCCATTAAGGACAAAGCATCATTGTCACTCATTCTTCCACTTTCATTTTCACTTTGAATATAATCTAACAATTTCTCACTATCTGTCAAAAAGCTTCCTTCTGATAAATAATTATTATCAATTATATCGCTATAAGTTGATAGTTTTGTCGTGTTCGCATTTCCTGTAGATTGACTATATGGTTTATTTATATTGTACTGTGTTTGCGCAGTATCATTAGCTAATTGTTGTCTTTTTACCCAATTTTCAAATTCTTGCTGTCTTGCTTCCTTTTCTGCTTCTGCTTGTTGCATTGCCAAGTAGTTGTTATAATATTGATTTGCTTGTTCTACAGTCCAACCTAATGCCGCAGCATTATTATAGTTTATATTCCCTGCTTGAATTGAAGCCAGTGCATTGCTTGGATTTGTTGCATTGTTTATGTTATTCGCTATTTTATCGCCTCTAAGTGCTGATAATTGTAAAACTTCTCTACTATTTGGACTATATCCTTGGGCTAGCAAGCTATTTATTTGTGCTCGATAATCATTTGCATACTGTTGCATAGATTGTTGTTTTAATTGCTCATCTATCAACCTTTGTCTTTGATTTTCTTGCAATAGATTATTAAAATATTCTGCTTCTATCTTTGAATTTGCAGTAGCCAAATTAGAAGCATAATCACTTTTAGCATTTGCTCTAGCTCTTGCTATTTCATTTAATGTATTTGTTTCATTTGTATCTATTGTTCCTAAATTATTTTGAAGAGTTGACAATCTGTTCATTTCCCCTTGTGCTGCTGCACCACTATTTGTTAACCCTCTACTAGCCAAATACTCACTAAAAGACCTAGCACCTTTTTGAGAATTTGAAGATGCTAGGTTTCTTTGATTTTGATACGTTGGCTTTACCGTGGCTTCTTGTTCAGCTAAAGCCTGTAATGTTTTCTCCTTTTGTGCTTTAAGCTCATTTGCCGTTGCTTTTTGTTGAAGTCTTTTTAGTCTTTCTAAATCGTCCTGATATGTAGAACTCGATGTTGAATTATTACTATTACTGTTTCTGCTTGATTTTCCACCGTTACCAGTCCAACCTGGTTCTTGATTTCCTAGCGATATGTTCTGACTTCCGTCCGCTCCTCCAGAGTATCCGTATCCTGCTCTTACTGATTCGGCCTCTTTGTGTGCTGACTCCATACCTGCTTTATCGCCTTTAGCTTGAGCCTCTGCATATTTTTTCTTTGCATTATCTATTTTTGCTGTGTCTTCTTTACTTAAATTAGCCATTTTACACCTCCTAAGCTTTCATAATAAACGCCAATGCATAATAAGGTGGTCTATTTTCATGTGCTTGTCCTCCACCTGTTTTTTCAGTATTTACAGTTGTTCTACTACCTATTGCATCACTAAAGCCCTGTGCATGTATACTTCCTATTCCAGTTGGGAAATTCGATATTGCATGGCTATGTTCTGGCATTTCACTTATAGTTAAAGTATGCGTTTTTTCTCCGCCAGTGTTTCCGATTGAATATTCATCACCACTACCAACAATAAATCTGTTTCTTAAATCTGGTGTTCCGTTCGTCCCGTCACACAAATACCAACCACTTGGAATTGTTGTACCACTCCACATACCTATAAAACCACTAGGAACTAACGATAATCCAAAATTTGTTTTTTCTTTTGTTACACTTCCATCTGCAAGCTTTGATGATGTTATAGAATTATCTGCCACACTTCCTTGCGTCATACTTATTAAATCTTGATAAATCTTATTTAATTTAGCCTGCACATTTGCTTCCGATGTATCTTGTTCATTTAGTTGTGTAGCTGTTATATTTAATGCTTTCTTTACGTTTTCGTCTATTTTTTCTCCTGTAACACTTCCATTATTTATCTTATCAGCTGTTACGGAACCATCGGCTAGTTTTTCAGTCGTTACATTTGCATCTGCAATTTTAGATGTCGTTATAGCCTCGTTTTCTATTTTAGACGTAGCTATATTTGTATTGTTTATTGTTGTTATTTGCGACTGCAAACGTTCTAACTTCGCTTGTATATTTTCAGCTGAATCGTCCGTATCGTTTAATTTTTGGGCTCCCATCATTCCGGCACTAGCATTACTTTCTAATTCATTCATCAAGTCATTAAGTGCTTTTTTCAATTTTTCGACTGGTTCATCAAATTTCTTCTTTAACTCTTCAGAAGATAAACCATCATCTATATTAGGTTCATCACTCAAGCTTTGATGTACACTTAAATTATCATTTAATCTTGTAAATCTCATTACTTTACCTCCCCACCATATATTTTTTTAATTGCTACTGAATTTACCGTTACTTTTTCATCGCTTACTTCATTTTTTAATATTAACTTTAAAAATGCGAATTTTTTTGCTTTTAGTTTCACTCTAAAAGGCTTTACACTTCGTTGGGTATTATATGTAAATCTTGCATAATTCCAGTGAGCATAACTTATACTTCTTTTCTCAATTGTTTTTGCTTCATTTCCACTATCTCTATCAGATATATAATTTATATCTAATGAAGTTTTGAACCATGGCTTCAAAGTTATCCATAAAACACGCATTGTTTTTCGCTGTTCTTCAACTCCAAAATCATAATAGCCTGATTGCCATTCAGCTTTGATTGTTTCTCCAGCATAGGCAGTAGCATTCTTACTAAATTCGATTATTTTGCCGTTTTCTGTTCCAGCGTATATAATTCCTTTATATGACAAAAAAGTCGTTATTTTGACTGGCAATTGTGCCAGTGAATAACAACCATTTTCGTAATTATATATTAAAATCTCATTATCTATCGCAAGCCAATATTCTTTCTCTTCTTGATAGTCTAATGTAACTGCTCTTGACAAATCTTTTTCATTTAACCATGTTTGTACTTTCTGTGATATTATCTGTGCATTTCTTTCATCTTTACTTTCTGTATTAGTCCATTGCACAATCGAAGTATCAACTGTTGTTACATAATTATCTAGAACTTGTCCTTGATTATATGGCTTTGCTCCATGTGATTTATTAAGAGGATATACTGGAAATGCTACAATGCTTTCTCCTGTGTTGTCTGTTATTTGCTCATAAGTTGAATAATAAGTAGCGTCTTCTTTATTTATAATTATTCTGTCGTATTGTCTTTGAATGTCTGTTACAGCTGTATTTGAGCTTCCTATGTCAATAAAATTATTACCAGGAAAATATGTCACGTCTGGTATTCCGTTTCCTAAGTCGCTAAAATATATTCTGTTTTTTGCGTCTGCATTGCCGTATAAAAAAACTCGTGTATCATCTGCAAGTCCATAAGTTTGAAAGTAATGATTTTTATATACTAATTCTCTTTGACCTGTTCCTTTTGTCCATTGGACTTCAATAGTATCCACTCCTTGAGTTGGAGCCGTTGAAAAAGTAATTGTGCCTTTTGCCAAATCCTTTGTTACTGTTGTTTCTACTCCATCAACTTTTACACTGTCTATGCTAGTCAAATTATTTTCTACTAATACAAATGTTTTCTCTGTTCCATCTGGGCTAAATGTTTGCCTCTTCTTGCCTGTTAGAACATTTATAGGCTCGTAATCCGTTCCAACTCCATTAGGTGTTGTAGCCACTTTGACTAATGGAATATAGCCTTCAACATCTTTAAATATTGTTCCATCCCATTCTTTATATTCATGGCCATTTATAAAGTATAGTTTTTTGTTAAATTCAAATATTCTCGTAATATCGTCCGTTAATGAACCTAGTTCTGTATCTTCGTTATAAACTTTTCCACCGCACACAAATACAAACACTTCCGTTGTATCAAGTAGTCCGAACCACATTGCTCTTATCTTACTTGTCTTTTCATATTTGTTTATATAGCCATACATCTTCTCTAATTTATAATCTCTTGATATTTTGAAATTAACCATTTTAGGGCTTTCACCCAACTTAAGATTAGTCGAACCAGTTTTATTCATGTTAAGACCTAAAAAAGCATTTATTGAGGTGTTATCCATCCTAATCACCCGCCTCGCATAAAGAACCATATACATCTTCTCTAGCTTCCTGCTTAGCTTTTGTTCTGTATCGTTCAAGTGTAGTATTCTTTAAATTAGAAGCTAGGGAGCTAAAGTAATTCGAAAGTGCCGTATCCTCTGTTAAAAGTAACCTTGCACACAATTCATACACAACTATAGTTGCACAAATTGCATCATCTAGTTCAACATCAGATTCCATTGATGTTATTTCATCTAAATATCCTATTCCAAGGTACATTGTTATATCATTTTGAATTGAAGTTAATATTCCAGGTGTTCTAGCCCTATAATCTTTTGTTGATGTGTTGTCCATTTCGGGTTTTTCACCTTTAATCAATTTTGCATCTTTCATTTCATCTATATGTGAAAGTGCAAATTTATATATTAGTTCCGCTTTCAATTTACTTTAACCTCCTATCATAAAAATTGTGGGCAGAGTTTTTAAGCTCTGCCCGTTAAGTTATGCCTTTTTAACTAACTCTCCTGCTTCTGCAAAAACAACCTTATTATCCTTCAATGCCACTAAACAGTAGTGTGTATTTGTACCTGCATCGATTTCGCTATTTGTATAAGCAGTATAACCTGTTACAGTTGTTCCTGCAGTTGGTGCGGTAATAGCACTTGCACCTAGTTTATACTTAACAACAACACCATCAGCACTTGTAATACCTGGCAATTCATATTTTAAAAGTGTTCCATTAGATGCACTTCCTTCTTCTGATGTTGCATTCATTTTCAAAGTAGCTTCAGCTATTGCTGCAATACCATCTTTCTTCTTATCTAAAACAAAACAATCATAAATGCATCTACCTTCGATAACAGCACCATCGTAGCCTTGAACCTCAGTTAAAACCCTATATGTTTCTAATTGAATTGGCGCTACTGAACATGATGGATGTATAATAAGCATTTGTACACCTGCTGGGAAATAGATTTCTGGCATTTCAATTAATGCAACATTATCTACTTTACCAACTTGTCCATACATAACCATTTTTTGTGCTGTTTCTGTATTCTTAGAATACTCAGGGCATCTCTTTAATAAGTTTACCGCTTTAGTTGTTGCAAAACATATTCTGCCATTAGTTGGTACTCTATTATTTGATAATCTTTTTTGTTCCTCTAAAAAATACTCGTAAGCATTATCTTTAGTTAATGTTTGTATAAACACAGCGCCATTTAAAGCAGCCTTGTTTGCCCAAACAGCTAAGTTATATGTATCCATTTCAGGATTTAATACTTCATTGATTTGGTCTCTTAATAATTCGCCGGCTTTTTTTATTTTCATTTGTTGCGTATTATTACCTTTGTCTATACCACCTGTAAAGCTTCTGTCTTTTGTTACTGTCATTTCTTGTACTTTATCACTGATGTCTTCTACGTTACCAAATCTATTCATTCCATTTCTGTTATAATCGTTCATTTTCATTGGATCAATTGAATACACTTTAACTGTTTTATTACCAATAAATGAAAATTTTGCCTTTGCACCTACTTTTGTATAAGATTTGTGTGCAAATGCTTTATCAATATTTTTTGAATACGCTTCTGCTAAATTAATAACTCCCATTTAATTATCCTCCCTTAATCTTCGGAATCAAGACCCATTAAAAAAGCATCCTTTCCTTCCTCGTCAGTCTTTTCTCCTACTGGCTTGACAACGGAAGTAGATGCATTCTTTTGGTTTTGTTCCAATTGTTTAATTTTTTCTTTTAATTGCTTATTTTCATAAGCTTGATACGCACTTAATAGATTAGAGTTCTTCGCATTTTCAAAAACCTCTGGAGGTATCTTGTCGACTTCAACACCTGGATAAGCTTTCAAAAACTCTTGATATTCTTTATCTTTTTGTGCTTCTGCTTTTCGAGCCTCTTCTTGTCTGTTAAGCTCTTCTTCTCTTGCTTTTAATGTCTCCATGTATGCTTCTGTTCTAGCAACTCTACGAGCTGTTTCTTCATCAACACCATGTTCCATCATTCTTTGTATTTCCTGTTCTTGAGCATTCTTTTTTTGTTCTTCTTCGTATGATTTAACCTTGTCTATGTATTGCTCTGGTGTCATATTCATACTCTTTGCTTTGGCTATAACATAATTCATTACAGCATTTTCAGATTTCTCCGATTTAGCCTTTAAATTGTCATAGTTCAAGCCTTTTTGATAGTTAGCTACAACATCATCCATAGACTTGATGTCTACTTCTTCTCCGTTGTATCTAACTTTTGATTTTAGTAGTGATAACAACTTTTGTTCATCTGTTGTCTCATCTTTTTGAGGTTCTTCTTTCAGAGTGGTATTCTCTTCAGCATTCTCCTCATTTGGAATTTGCTCTTCTTCAGATGGTGTATCTGCAAAATCACTTTCATCCATATTGAAGAAATCCTCTTCTTCTACTACTTGGTTTGTTTTTTCTTCATTCATAAAAATCTCCTTTTCTCCAGATTGGTTTATCCGGTTGCCTAACGATATCTCATTGGTTTATTTGATACTTCGGCTAAATTTATATAAAAAAGACACCCTTTCGGATGCCTTTTTATACACTTACTAATTGATCTATTATTTGTGCAAATTGCTTCTGATACTGTGCTGGTAGCATTAACATATATTGACTTAATTGTTCATAACTTGCTTCTTTTTCTTGTTGTTGCTTTGCTTTAATTTGTGCAATATATTCTGCTTTCTTTGGGAACATTTCATTAGGTATTCTCTCTAAATAATCTATAAATTCAATGTATTGTCCTTGTAATAGATTATCCATAGTCTGTAACATCGCAATTTCAGAATAGTAGCTCGACTCACCAACATCTATTCCGATATGCAAATCCATACCTTTTAATTGAGCAAAATCATATTTTTCAATTGTTCTGTTTCCATCTTCATCAGAAATCACCACTGGTCTTTCGCCATACTTTGTTCCCATTACATCTATCATTATTCTTACTATTTGCTCTATAAAATCATATAAGTTATCTTTTACATTTTCTAATGGTACTGCTGTACTTTTTTGTACTGCTAAAATTGCTGATGTATTCTTAGGATCTACATTACCCAAAGAGGCATCAGAAACTCCCATACAATCTTTCGTATATTGAATTGCTAAGTCTATTACTTTTATGATGTAATCACTCATATTAGCCGGATTTAAATATCCAGCAACATCTTTAATGCTTCTTCCATTCAAATTAGATAAAGCAAAAGCAGTACCTATTTGGTTGTTCCAATTTTTAATTACATCTTTATCGTATACCGCAGTCGGAAAAGCAGTCATCATTTGATGATAAACAATCATCGCGAACATCTTGTTTATCGCTATCTGATTAGGACATATACCTTCAACTTCTCCTCTGCCGTGATATGTATTCTCTAATTCATACCAATTTGCGAACGCAACTGGATAATCACTGTATCCTGTGTCTATGTCTTGATATATAATTGCATCTTTTGTACATTTCGTTATGAACACATGTATATCTTCACCAACTTTTTTCTTATAATAGTAATAAATATACTTTGCTTTTCCATCACTGTCTTTTTCTATATCAGCTGGTTCTACTTCTACATTTGCAAATTCCGTTAGCTGATATTCTGTATCATCATCACTTCGAATATCATTATCTTGAGTTTTAAATTGTTTTGCTTCTTCTTGAAGATTTTGAACTGTATCTCTTCCGACTATTATGATATATGGTTGCTTAGATACACTCTTAATATTGGCATTTCCAAAATAAATGTTGGTTGCATCTATCAACTCGATTTCCATTTCGCCTTTCACATCTGGAGCAAATCCTCTAAATGGTTTAGCTTCTGGATTAAAAGTAATATGAGCACACATATCGCCAGAAATACCAGCTTTTCTTAAAGCTCTTTTTTTCAATATTCTAAAATTCCATTTTTCGAATACATTTTTAATTTCATTATTAACGAAATCTGTGTTGTCAATTTCTTGTTCACTGTCTGTTACAGGAGTATTTCTTAACGGCTCTGCACTAACAGATATATCCGAGCTTGTAACACTCGCGATCTTAAAATCTATTATTCTTTTTGTGTAATTGAATACTAGTTTTGGTAATTCGCTCGAACCACCAACACCGTTCCATTGGTCGCCATTATAGAAATCATTCCATACCTTTATGGATTCATAATAGTCTTTGTTAGGTTTAAAAGAACTGTTGTATTGAATACCCTTTTCGTAGCGTTCCCAGTAATCTTTTGCTTCCACTATCTATCACCTCGCTTGCTTTGAATCGCTTTGTCTATTGAATAATTCATCATCTCTTCGAATTGCTCTTTCATCTTTTTTGCTCTTTCTTTTTCTTCTTCTGTTACTTCAATTTCTTTTTTAGGCATTAAAAAAGTCTTTATTTCATCTTTAAAAATGAAACAAAGACCTAATATTAAAATCGTAATACATATCATAAAATCACACTCCATAGTTAATATAACTCTGTCTTTCGATATACTGTTTTTCCTCATATTCCAGCTCTTCTGCCGTCTTTTCTTCTTCTGCATTATTGGTGAAATTCACACAAAAATACCTCAAGGCATCACATATATGGGTAGGTTCGTGTGGCTCTGTTGCCACATCGTTCGGATTTTTCTCATCTATTTGAACCTGAGGTAAGTTTTTTATCAAATTAAAACAATTTCTAAATATTTTTAACTTACTTGTTTTTATTAGCTCCCCTTTTTCTATATCTCTTTTTTCTATTACTTTTAACCACTCTTTTGTAGCAAACCATCCATCAACTCTATCTACACTTGTTTTTGTAAGTAGTATTCCATTTTCATAAAATATATCTGCCACACTTTTACCTGTTTCTTGACGTCTATTCCATAAATCACGTGGAGCATAGATACATTCATATTCTTCATTGTTATTTATTTCTTTTATCTTTTTGCACGCTTCTGATACAATCAAATTGCTTTCATGCAACTCTTTATATGCATAAGCATTTCCTTCTGTGTCCCTTGCTATCCACAAAACAGCAAGCATATCTAATCCATAATCCATTGATATATATTTTTTCCAATGCTTAGGTATTATAAATGGCTGTTCTATAACATGTATTTTTCTACTAAACTCATTAAAATATTGTCCTTCGAATATGTCCCAATCGCCATACAACATAGCTTTTTTTCTATCATCCGGCAAATTTTCAAGTGTTCTTACATAGTTTGGGTCGTTTTTCATCAAGTATTCATTTTCATATACTAATGATTGAATAAATATATAATCTTCTGGTCTTTCAGATTGTCTATATTCTCTATCAATAAATAAACGTTTAAACCACATATGTCCGACTCCACCAGGATTACATGTAAAATACATTCTTGGACTAAATGATATTTTGCAAAGCCCAGAACTTCTATTTGACTCTGTTAATGCTTGAAATTGAAACTCTGTAAATTGTGTTGCTTCTTCCATAAATATCACATCGTACGCCTGACCTTGATATTGAAGAACGTCTCCTTCATTAGCACAGTATCCTAATACAACTCTACTGCCATTTGGAAATAAAAATTCTTTTTCTTGCGATTTATATGTAGCTATTTTGTCTTTAGTTTCCGTTTTTAAGAGTTTTTGCAAAGGTATTACATGATTGTCTCTCAAATCTTTTAAAGTTCTTCTAAGTAATAGTATTTGTATGCCAGGATAATTTAAAGCTAATAAAACAACTTTTATTCTAGCACTCCAGCTCTTTCCACCGCCCCTTGCTCCACCATAAGCTATATACTTATTGGCAGCCTTAAAAAATTCTATTTGCTTCGGATAAGGTTTATCTATTTGTAGCTCTACTTGCCCCATTCTCCTATATCACCTGCCAATTTAACCGTGATTGTATTATTAAGATCTCCTGATTGCTCTATCTCTTGTTTATCTCTATATCCTAAGCAATTCTTGCCAAAAAATTGTGCAAATTGCGCATTGTATAGTCCACTCATAGCATTTTGCAGCCATATTTTCTCTTGTAGCCTCTTCGCACGCATATAAGCCTCGGAAAATTCTTCATGAACATCGCACCATTCTTTTAATGTGTCATAGTGAACTCCTATAGTATCAGCAAAACCTTGAAAAGTAGGAAACTCATTTGCAATTATAACTGGCACTTTACTTCTTAAACTGCCATCATTGAAATATTCTTCTTTATATTCTGTTCTGGTAGGAGGTATTCTGAAGTATTCTACTATTTTCTTACAATATTCTTTTTTATATTTAGTAGGTGCTCCACTTTTATTTTTTTCTTTTTCCATGTCCTAGTTTCCTCCTTTCTTTCACATTCAATTTGTTTTTTGCAAAATTTACAATCATGTTTCATGCAATACATAAAATCATATTTTTTCATTTGTATCAGCTCTCTTTTGAAATAAAAAAAGAGATTACCACTGCTCTGATAATCTCTTCTAATAAAAGGATTTGTTATTATTTCATAATACTATAATAACATATTCTTTATTCGGTTGTGTTCGGAAAAGTTCGGTTTTCTTTTCTCTCGTCATATTTTTTTAATGCAATTCCGTGTTGTTCACATATATATGTATAATTAGCTTTAAATTTAATCGCTATTTCTTCCAACTTTTTTCCTTGCACATATTTCAAATGTAATATTGTTCTATACGGTTCTTCTACTAAATCTATGTTCTTTTCAATCTCCAGTTTTTTATTCTCAGCTTCCAGCCATCTTTTTTCATATTCTACAGATAAATCAGCCATTTTAATCGCATTGTCTGCCACTTTATCAGAATTGCTTGTCCCTCGTGGCATATCTGATATTACGGATGTCATCTTTTCGGCTCTTGTTTTGTACTTCTGATATTCTTCTAAAGTCTCTTCAACCTTTTCTCTCGCATATTTATATTGTAATAATTCTTCCTTAGCTGTCATATTACACCTTCTTTCGTAAAATTTAATTTATTTCTTTACCACTAAATCATTCTTTATAACAGGCGGTCCGTATTTTAAAATATTTTTCAGGCTTTTCTAACATTGCTTTTACGTCTTCACTGCTTAGCTCTATTTCTTTTGAAATACAATCTTTATATGTATCTACTGTATCATCTTGTAGTCCTTTAATTTCTTCTTCTACTTCTGCTATTGCTTCTCTTATATCTAAATCATCTGCTCCTACATCTAATCTAGCTTGTTGTGTTTTATATAGTTCTTCTAATCTTTGTTTTAGTTCTTCAATACTATTTTCTTTCATTTAAAACATCTCCTAATTTTTAGCCTTAAAATTATATATTGGTCTTATTATTTTTTTGATTTCTACTGTATCTTGTATATTATCTATTATTTCTTGCATAGGCTTGTAAACAAACGGAGCTTCATCTATTGTTTCTATTGCAACTGATGTTGTATATATGCCTTCCATAGATTTTTTAAATTCTTCTAACGTAAATGTTTCTTTTGCTTTTATTCTTGACATTATTCTTCCTGCTCCATGTGGTGCTGAGAAATTCCAATCTTCATTTCCTTTACCTATTGCAATAATACTTCCATCTTTCATATTTATTGGTATTAATACTTTTTCTCCTTTTCTAGCTGATATTGCTCCTTTGCGAACTATATTATCTTTAAATGAAATATAATTATGAACTGTTTCAAACATTATCCACTCAAATTTTTCATATTCTTCTTTATTAAAATAATTTTTTATAATTTCATGTGCTATATTAACTCTGTTGCAGCACGCGTATTCTTGACATATTTGCATATCGTGTAAATACATTTCCCTATATTTACCTTCTAAATAACACAAATTTTTTGGCAAATTGGGTTTATTATTTTTATATTCATTTTCTACATTTTTTAATGCACTTTGTATTTCTGACTTCTTTCCTTGCTCTTTATATGTTTTTATTATTTCTTCTTTTCTTTGATACATTTTTTCCTTATCAGAGCATAATTCTATAGCTAAATTTTGATAATACTCTGCAACCTGCTTTCCCATATTTCTTGAACCTGTATGTATTACTAAATACTTATTATTTTCATCATCAATATCTATTTCTATAAAGTGATTTCCACCGCCTAATGTTCCTATTGATCTATTAAACTTTTCTGTTTCTTCAAGCTTACTTAAACAATACAAATCATTTATTTTATCAAAATCACATAATTTATGTTCTCTTATATTTCTTCCAGCAGGTATAAATTTATTTACTATACTGTCTAATCTTTCCAAATTCAAGTCAATATTTCCTAGTTCTATACATAGCATTCCACAGCCTATATCTACACCAACGATATTAGGTATAACTTTATTTCCTAAATCTGCTGTAAAACCTATTACACATCCCTTTCCCGCGTGAACATCAGGCATTATCCTTACTTTACAGTCTTTAAAAGATTCTTGCTCTAATAATTCAGATATCTGTTCTACAGCCTCATCTTCAATATTGTTAGTAAATATCTTTAAATCTTTCATAATCTATCCTCCTTCTTTAAACAATTTTCGTATTCTTCTACTTTTTCAATATCTTTCTCTTCACCATTTTCTTTCACTTAAAACACCTCCAAGCTCTTCTTTTAAAATTTTAACATGCTCTTTGCAGTAATCTTTATTATTTATTATAGTAGCACATTCTGTACATAATTTTTTATCACAGGTTACTCTCTTTATTTTACCAGCTCCTTCTAAATCAATGTTATATCCTATATCATAATCACATAATCTTGTTGCTTCTCTCTTCTTACATTCTGTGCATATTATTTTAGGTAACTGTACTATTTTATCCATCCCAATTCCTCTACTTTCTTATTTATTGCTTGTAGTTCTTCTATTGAAAATTCGTGCCAAATACTAGACCAATAACCTCGTGCTGCACAATACTTATCCCATTCATTTTTAAATTCTTGTGTATACCAACCTTCATTATTTGCTACCCACATAGCTTCTGTTGCATGAAATGTCTTCTTAAATTCTCTTTTATCAAAAGTTAAGCTTACTCTAAATGTTTCTCTTTCATATTTATAAATAATTTTTTCTTCATTATCTAAATATTTTACATATCCTATATCATTTAACATTTCATCAGCTGTTTTTTCCACTATGTATCACTCCTTTAATATCTCGCTAAAAATTCTTTTAATTCTTTTCTTAATGTTTCCCAATCTTCTATTTTTTCTAGCAATTTATTTAATTCATCTTTGGTTAATTTTGTGCAATCCCAGTTAGTATCATCAAAATCGTAACAACTACAATGACACCCTTCTACTAAAACAAATTCATTATATTCTGTATCAGGCATATCTTCTAGCAATAATAACCTTTCCATGTCATAATCTCTTTCACTTGTTGTTGCAAATAATACATTATGCATTTTTATATCTGTTTTATTTTTTAAATTATATTTTTCCATATCTTATTTACTCCTCTCTAGACCATCTGTTTATCAGCTACTTTTACTTCCCAGTTTCCAATGCTACTTTTAAATATCATACTTCCAACTCTGAAATCATCTGCTATTGTATCTCCAATATTGTACTTGTTATAATATTCTTCTGATACTTCTATATAAATGTCTATGTCATTCATAGCGTCTTTTAAATGTTCACTTACACTCAATGTTAAGTGTGATTGTGATATATTAATTTTCATTATATATTTTGCAGTTCCATCTAATACTTTATTTTGTTGATTTATTTTATTATTTATATTTGATAATTCATTATTCTTATTTGATATTTGTATGTTTAAGTCATTTTCTT